CGACGGGGTATGTTATCCTCGTCGTGGGGCTGTAAAGCCTTTGTACAAAGCCACGGTGGACCTCCTTAGATTTATCTAAGGTTAGTTGATCAAACTCCGCTTAATCTCATGAAGGGCAGTAGTAGGACTGTAGTTAGCCTACGATTCGAACCCTCTATCTGCGAAGATAGGGGAGGCCTTGGGACCTTCCATTTACTGGAAAGAAGCTCAAGATACCCAACTCTGAGTAGATGATGCGTTTGTCCTAGACGATTACTAGTCCCTCTCTGAGGGGTAGGGTCGTTTAGGCCATGTAAAATAGAGTCACCAGTACTAAGTCTCTGAGAATTGAGAACCCCTATGTCAGGGTTAGCGACTTCTTTCTTAATTATAATCAACTTATGAATAATCATAAATTAACTACAACTAAAAAGTCTGTTCGCTGAAATAAGACAGACCAGATGAAATCTTTACAATATAAAGATATCTCACGCTGGTCAAAGGTCTTACTCCTCTTACTCGCGGATTACCGTACGAAAGAAGCACTTTATCAGATGATATCTCGTGTCCGCTTTATGTGAAAGCAGAACGGGAGCACCTTTCTGGTGTTATACCTGAAAGAGTGTCATCGTCTGACGATGAAGTGTCTCTCGGGGCAATCGGAAGTCAGTAAACTGATGAGGGTTGCTACGAGAAGAGGACTTCCTCTTATAATACCAGGTACGCTTCGCCTTCTCATCCTGAGAAGGAGGACGTACCTACTATAAGAGTGGTCTTAACTATCTTGTCCATGTATCGGATAATAACAATCCCTGGTGTCGTCAAGATTAGCACTATCACTTCGCCGTTTAACGGTTTAAGTGAAGTGCTTCTCAAGGACGAAATCAAGGCTGCCTTGTCTCAGCTTGAGTGGACAAAAGTCCGCTTCAAGAGGAACGCAAGGTTGCTACAATCCGTTACAAGCGGACCCAATTGACCTATTAGTGGTTTGGGTGGAATACTGGATGCTATTGCATTCCATAAGTATTACCCCGAACTACTGATCGAATTGGAAAATGTTTGTAAAGTCACTGGTGAGGAACTCTGGAAGCTCCTCCAACAGGAATTACAACATATTGATAGCTTCTTAGCTCGAGTAGAGGCGTCTGAGCATAGTGAGTTCTGGCAAGATAAACTTGCAGATCTCAAGCTATGTAAGCTCTCACCCAAACAAGAAGCAGCGGGTAAGATAAGAATATTCGCCATAATGGATCTTTGAAGCCAATCGGCTTTAAGACCATTACATGATTATTTAAGTGAAATCTTGAAGATTATTCCTCAAGATGGAACTTTTGATCAGTTAGCTCCTATTAACAAGTTATTGTCAACAGGAGTTAAGACGATATATTCTTTTGATCTTACCGCTGCTACCGATCGCCTGCCACTTAAACTTCAAACTCAAGTTATAGCCCTTCTCTTAGGTGAGAAGTTCGCTAATTCTTGAGCAAAGTTATTAGTCGGGCGACCAGCTGTGTTTGAGGGTGTCCCATACTATTATAGTGTAGGACAGCCGATGGGAGCTTATTCCTCATGGGCCTCTATGGCTTTAACTCACCATCTGATCATCCAAATCGCCGCACGGCGTGCTGGGTGGACTACATGGTTTCATCTCTACGCAGTGTTAGGAGACGATGTCGTGATTGCTGACAAAGCAGTCGCACTAATCTACCTTTCACTTATGAGAGATTTGGGAGTAGCGATCAATCCTGATAAATCGTTGGAATCCGAGCTTGGTTTAGCTGAATTTGCTAAACGTTTGCTGGGACCCTTGGGAGATATATCTCCTATATCACCAAAGTTAGTTTTACAGACGGCCTTAAGACCGGCTGCTCTAACTGAAGTGGTGAGAGATATGATCAACCGAGGTGTTTCTGTACAAACCTCGGACCTTCAACGTTTCATACAAGCCTTCCCTAAGAAATTAGGGGAAGAGTTCATATGAAATATTACAGGTCCTGTTGGTTTTCTTAACCTCTTAGGCCTATCACCATTCCTGGGAAATAGGTCGCTTAATGAGGTTCAACTCCAAAGAGTTGCAGAGGCAGTAGATCAGGTAGTTAATTCACAACTTATTAGTAACCACTATCGTGGGATTCAAGAATCCTATGAAGTGTGGGCTAAACTCGAGAATTCTATATCTCAGTACTATACTGAGCTTAAGACTTACCCGAGTGGATTGCAACAAGTCGTCCGTCACCTAAAAGCTGACTGACGAGCCTTGATTAAACAATTCCAAGTTGTGAACCCTAATTTATTTGATGCTCCCTCAACCTTACAAGATGTCTTTGTCGGATTGCCATCCACTGTTTACCAGTTGACGCAACTCGAGAGACATTTGAGGAAGAAGGAGAAGTCCAGAGTCCCTCTAAGAGACCATTGAGTACTCCTATCCAGTCGTGGTTACACAAACCAGACTGTATATGACTACATGGTGGAATCTTTTAACATCATAGACGGTGCAAACGCTGGGATACCGGACCTTATTACTAAGGTTCGGCCATCCCGTTCCCTTTCTAATAGATTAAAAATCTATAAGCAATTGGAAACCGTAATGGTGCAAGATGGAATCGATACTTTCTTATCCATCCGCTCATTACCAGATTTGGATCCGTCTGAATCTGATGATAAGTAGAGGGGGGCTGGCATCCTACTGCTGGAGCTAATAATAATATTAGCTGGCTTATCGCCCAACTACGTCT